GATTAAACAAGGGCACATCACAGAAACAGAAGGAAGTGTGGTCGATTATCGGTATATTGAAAAGTATATCGAAGACCTAGAAAGAGAATATGATTTGCATGTCAAAGAGGTATGCAGTGACCCCTGGAACGCAACACAATTCATGCAGAATCTGCAGACAAAAGGATATGTCACGGTTGATATTCGTCAAGGAATTCAAACGCTTTCAGCACCAACAAAAAACTTTCGTGAACGCGTCTATGCAAAGACAATTTGTCATAATGCAAACCCTGTCCTGACGTGGGCAATATCAAATGCCATTGCAAAAATAGATCACAATGAAAATATCATGTTGGACAAGTCCAAATCAACAGAAAGAATTGACCCAATTGCAAGTGCAATCAATGCACATGTCAGAACGATTGTTCTGGAAAACAGTTTGGGAGATATCAACAATCACATTATGAGTGAAGAATTCACATTCTAAATAGTTAGTAATGACGACGGACATTTTAAATAGACCTATTCCATCATTACTAACTATTTCAACGAGGTGCAAATATGAAATTTTTGACGGACATTTTGTTTTTTATTGGAATCTTACTAGTGGTCATTCCATCGTTCATGATCAACCTGTATTTTGGGATGTATCTGACAGGTGCAATGCTAATAGCAGGAACTTTATTCATTGAAAGCAAAGGTAAAGAAACTAGAGAGGAGTGATTCGAATGGGAATGTTGGGGAAATTTTTCAATCGCGGGTATGTGCGATTGACTGGCACGTATGATTGGCAGACGCCTGTCGTTTCTTCGTCAGGTGAAGTTGTCACTGCACACAATGCCCTGAATCTCGCAGCAATCTATTCATGTGTGAATGTGAAAGCGAATGCGATCGCAAAACTGCCATTGGGCGTTTTTCAAAAAACAGATAATGGCAGGGTGAAGGTCGTCAATCATCCAGTGCAACGACTACTGGAAACGCGTCCGAATCCGTATATGACGCCATTTCTTTTCAAACACACAATGGAAGTACATCGGAATCTATATGGCGTTGCGTATATCAAACAGGAGTTTGACAAATATGGTCGTCCAGTTGCTCTGTATCTCATGTATCCGCCATATGTTACAGTTGCTGAAGATTTAGACGGCAAAAAATTCTATATTGAAACATTACCCGGCGTAGAAAACACAACCGTCTATGACGAAACAGAGATTTTACGTCTTCCTTATTTGACGATTGACGGATTTGAACCGAAAAGTCCAATCACTGTTGCCAGAGAAACAATTGGAACATTGAAGCAGCAGCAGAAATTTCTAGGCAGTTTCTATTCCAATGGCACATTGACAAGAGGGATTCTTCGTATTCCTTCGCAGCTTAACAAGGACGCAAAAGAAAAAGTCCGTCAGGCGTGGCAGGAAGCAAACAGTGGAACAGACAACGCGTCAAAAATTGCGATTCTGGATTCTGGAATTGAATTTCAGAATATTACAATTCCACTTCAGGACGCTGAATTCATTGCGTCGCAAAAGTTCGGAATCGAAGAAATTGCACGTATTTTCAACGTTCCATTGCACATGATCAATTCACTTGAAAATGCAACTTTTAGTAATATTGAGCAGCAGTCATTGGACTTCTTCGTCAATACCATTGCACCTGAACTTGTCGCAATGGAAGAAGAAATGAACTTCAAACTGTTCACGACGCTTGAAGCTGATGGCGGATACTATGTCAAATTCAATATGGCGTCAGCACTTCGCGGAGATTCAACGGCACGTGCTAATTACTATAAGACAATGGTAGAAATGGGCGTGTATTCTATCAATGAGGTAAGGGAATTGGAAGAAAAAGATAGAATAGACAATGGTGACAATCACTTCATTTCTCTCAATTTCACAACGCTGAACAATTTGGAGAACTATCAAAATGGTAAGAATGCAGCAGCAATGACTGCAACTCAACCAAATCAAAATGGCCAATAGGAAAAGGAGGTGAAAGAAGATGAGAAACGTTTTGGAAATTAAAAACCAAACCGAAACAAATGCAGACCTATATCTATATGGTGATATTGTCAACAGTGAATGGGATAGATGGATGCCTGAAGATACATCACCAGAACTTGTTCGCAACTTCCTTGACCAAATTAAAGGGAAAGACTTGCAAGTGTATCTGAATTCAGGTGGTGGATCAGTTTTTGGTGGATTGGCCATTGCGTCTATGTTGACGCGTCATGCAAAAGAAGGAAACAAAGTAGATATTCATGTGGATGGACTTGCGGGTTCTATTGCGTCTGTCATTGCGATGAGCGGAACATCGCTCACAATTCCTTCAAATGCCTTCTTAATGATTCATTCTCCATGGGTGTCTATTTCAGGAAATGCAAACGACCTTCGCAAGATGGCCAACGACTTAGACCGTATTCAAACAGGAATCGAAAACGTCTATCAGGCGAATTTGAAAGACGGCGTGGACATGGCAACAATTCGTGCAATGATCACAAAAGAAACCTGGCTAAATGGTGAAGACGCTGCCAAATATTTCAACGTGAATACAGCTGACGCACTTCCTGCAGTTGCTTGTGTGAGTAACTACTTTAAAAATTACGCGGACATGCCTGAAGAAATTGCACAAGTTCTTGAAGAACAAAAAGAGGAACAAGTGCAAGAAATTCAAAATGAACAAGTGATTGACGAAGTGTCGAAGGAAAATTCAGAAGATTTGCAAATTGAAAAAGAATCAGAAAAAGACGAAGTTCTAATGTTGATTGAATTGATTTAGTCAACCAATCATATTGGACAAGTCATAAAAATCCAATTTTGGGGGGAAATACGCAATGAAAAAAGAACTTCGTGAGTTGCTGGAAAGCATCCAGAACAAAAAGACAGAAGCACGTGCACTTGTAGAAGGCGGAAATACTGCTGACGCAAAAGCAATGCTGCAAGAAATCAAAGACCTTCAAGACCGTTTCGACGTTGAATCTGCTCTTGAAGAAGACGAAAAAGGGGGAGTTCAAGTGGAAAACAAGAAAGCACCAGTGGTTGAAAACAAAGCAGTTGAAGCGTTCAAAAACTATGTGACTCGTAAACCAATGGATCAAGAAATGAAAAATGCACTTCAAGAAGGTGTTGCAGGTGATGGTGGAATCTTAGTTCCTGCAGAACTCGTGAACACAATTCTTGAAGCAAAACAACAACTGGTATCGTTGAAGAACTTCGTTCAAGTTGTTCCAGTTTCTGCTCCAAGTGGTTCTGTTCCTGTTGCAATCAGCAACACTGATACACTTGTTGACTTCTCTGAACTTTCCGATATGGCAGAGGGCAGTTCTCAATTCCGTTCGGTATCGTTCGCAGTAAAAAACAAAGGACTGATCACGCCAGTTTCTAATCTTTTGCTGAAGGATTCCACTTTCGGTATTCCTGCCATTGTTGCAAATGACTTTGCACGAAAAGCAGTACGCAGCGAAAACGCTGATATCATTGCAGCTGCAAAAGCAGGTAAAACTGCAAAAGCACTGACAAACATCGCGTCCCTGAAAAAGTCCATCAACAAGGACATTGACCCTGCTGCAGCAATCAATGGTATCATCCTGATGAACCAAGATGCATATGACCAATTAGACGCAGAAGTTGACGGAAACGGTCGTCCGCTCTTGACTGCTTCTGTAACAGATGCAAACGTGAAGATGTTCAAAGGACTTCAAGTTGTTGTTCTTTCGAATGCAGAACTTCCTACTGTTGGCGGAAAAGCACCATTGTTCTATGGTTCGCTTCAAGGGATTCTGTTCTTCGACCCTAACCAATACGAAGTGGCAATTTCTGATCACGCTGGATTCAAACAGAATTCGACGCTTATGCGTGTGACAGAACGTTATGACGTTAAGGGCGGAACAACTGAAGATTATGTATATGGCGAATTGACGATTGCCTAATAAATCATAAGGAGTGAGAGAGAATGCTGACTCTGGAACAGGTGAAAGAGTTCATGAAAATTGAGACCAGTGACGAGGACGCATTTCTCTCGTCACTCATTTCAGTTTCCAAAACGTTTATTGTGAACGCAACTCATCCAAATGCAGACGAAACAACAGAACTTTTTATGTTGGCACAACGGTTCATTATTCTTCACTGGTATGAAAACAGGGAAATCATTGGAAGTTCCAATGGGATGAACTACCATTTCGAAGCAATCTTGCAGCAAATCAGATACACTACAGAGGATGTGGTGTAAATGGCAGCAATTGGCGAAATGGATAAACGGATCTCTTTTCTCCAAAAAACAATCTCAAAAGATAACGGATTCAAGAAGGAAACATGGTCAGAAGTATTCAAAGCATGGTCAAAAATATCAATGTTGAAGCGTTCTAGGGTATTCCAGAACGAAAATGAAACAGAAGAAAAGACTATCCTGTTTGAAATTCGCTATCGCGAAATTGACATGAACCTTCGAATCCAATATCAGGGGAAAACCTATATGATTGAAAATGTCGAGGATAGAGATTTTGCCAAAAGGTTCGTTGTGATATCGGCAAAAGAGGTGAGATGATGCCAAAAAAAGCAATTGAAACGTCTGGACTCGATAAAATCTTGCAGCAAATTGAAGCAATTGGCGGAGATGTGGACGCACATCGAAAAGAAATCCTTTTCGAAGCGGGGAAAGCACTCCAAGAAGCGGTCAAAGAAGGTGCAAGACGAGTTGATGACGGCGAATGGACAACTGAAAACGCCAAATATGGAACAATTGAACAGAATATCTGGCTTGAATGGGATGATAAGACCAAAACGACATATGTGACTACAGGGAACGCATATTGGGCGATTATGGTGGAATATGGATATGGAAATCACAAAGGTCCGAAACCATTCATGGAAACTGCACATCGTGCTGCACAGGCCAAGATTGAAAAGATAATCGCGAAAGAACTAAAAAGGCGGTTGGGCTTATGATTCATAGCGAAATCGAATCTGCTCTTTCTTCATTAGGGATTCCTGTAGAATTCCAGTATTATGAAGGAGAGGAAGAAACCTACATCACGTATTCTCAATATGATGAAAATACGAATTATTCGGCAGATGATGAAGAAAAGGCAGCTGACCTATTCTATCAAGTCAACCTTTATTCTAAGGGAAACTATGC